TGAGCCTTTGATCTGCACAATAGAATTAGTGTGAATGTGTGTTATGTTTTCCTGTTCATCTGTGTAAGTATGGCAGACAAAACAATAACTGTGGTCAGTGTAGATCGCATTGCCATCTGATGATCCACAATTATTACAAGGTCCATGTCTTACAAACTCAGACGAGCCAGTCGATTGGGATGTTATGGAAGGAAGTCCACGGTATGTTGTGTTTGTCACACCATTTAGCGTATGTTGTTTTCGATTTCTTGCTGATTGTATTAAAGGGTGCCTGGAAGACCATACGTAAATCTAATTCAGGATGCTGTTGTTTGACTGCTTTAATCTTGCGTCGGTCATCAGCATCCCAATAGCCTTTACATTCTAGCACAACGCCATTCGGTAAAATAAAGTCTGGCGTGTATAAATGTGGAATTGTATAGGGTACTTTTTCAGTTTCATACTCGTAATTGACATCCAGGTTGCAGAGAAGATCCGCGACCTTCTCCTCAAGACCTGATCGGAATGCCACTAATCGTCAATCCCTTTCTCAACAATCTCTGATACAATGTCGCTGATTGCACTACGCATTTCATATTTGAAATCATTGCGGTCAGCTTTGTAACGAACTGCTGTAAGTTCAGGTAGGTTAACAGTCAGTGTTCCTTTGTACAGCCCGGTGGCTGCATCTTTTTCAACGTTAAAATCAATCATCAGAAGTCATCCTCAGTGGTTTCAGTAGGTGTTACATTAGGCTCACTAGCTTTGAACCCTTCAGTCTTACCAAAGAGTGCTGCTACATCTTCTGTAGACATATCACCGGTATCTACACCAGCTGCTGTATTGAGAGACACCAGTTGTACACCAACCAATTTAAGGCTTGTTCCATACGTAACTCCATCACGGAGAATATACGGCTTCTGATAGAACGCAAGCTTAACACGACTGCCAGCATACATAGGTGTATTGTCATCAGAAATAATTGTTCCTTCAGTATCCACAACAGGTGGTCTTGCTTCTTCATTCCAAGAGAACTTTACTTTATATTGTCCTTCAGTTACTTCTTCCCAAGGTTCAGGCTTAAGGGTAGAACGCTTAGGATTCTTCAGTTTAGTTTCAGCCCACTTAAGGGACTCAACACGATCGTCTTCTAGTACATCAACCATTGATTGATCAACTAGAGCAGCAAGTGAATAACCAAACTTACTTGGTTTCAGTACAGCTTGATATCCTTCAAGGACTACAGGCTGTGCGGTTTTGTGGATTGTACGTGGCATTTAACAGAAAAAATAAGTGGAATCAATTACGGAGCTAGGTTCTAGATCTCCAATAATCGGTGGGTCAGACTCTGCTCCTATTTGGTTAGCAAAGTCTTGCAAGTAATCGTGTTCGGCAAAGAGGTGCATATATGTTTCTCGTACAATTGCACTGAGAGCAGACATGTCGGTAGCACGACACAATACAGAATCATGAATGAGAGCGATCGGTGCATTGAAAGCCAATGCGCTGAAGTGGAGCAAGGAAGCATCGAGTGAATGTATTAAGTTGGGTGCTGTTGCATTTTTGTGGTGTTGTTTGTCAACCTTGTCACTATCTTGTGTAGCAACAGTTAGTTTACAACGACCAAGCAACTGCAATTCCAATTGAATTGTTTCTTTCTTCATGAGCTTTTGAGTGACAACAAAACCTGATGGTGTAGACCATGTTAGTTCTGTTTTACCCAAGTCGATTGCTTTAGCAACCTCCTCTTCAATCCAACTCATGACAGCCATGGGACCAGGTACGACCTCATCCATAGCATTTCTAACAGCCTCAACAGTTTTTGTCAAGTCATCTTTATCAATCTCAATACCCTTTTCAAGTAGTGCGTCCTTGATGTACCCACGATTAGAGAAAGGTTTTGCATTGTAAGGTACGGTCATTACTACTCTTTTGACTACCTTTCTATCCATATAATTGCGGATAGAATTAGGGCAGAAAGGAGTAGCAGTACGAGCGACGACAGCATAAGCATCCTGTGGTTTATCAGACGGTAACACGTTAACTAGACTAGCAGTATTCTTATCTTTAGCAAGACCTGCTAATATCTGTAACCCGCTACAAGTAGCATCTGTAGCTACAGGCAAGCTTGTAAAATGACGATCACACTTAAGCACACAATGGTAATACTCATCACATGCTGCAAGAAATTGCCATGGCTCATCTGCTGCCTCCCAGTCGTGTATGTGTAAGACAGGATCACTAGCGACACAAGATATAAGATGAGTATTATTCTTTACCCAATCTAATCTATCTTGCATTGTAGCTTTATCTAGACCATAAGTAGTAGCTACTTGAAATGCTAACCAGTCTTCAGCTTCAGGAGTCATGTAAGCTGGTTCAGCAAAAGACAATAAACTTTTTCCAAAGTCTGTGTCTTGTGGTGTTAAGAATGCAGGGATTGGGTAAGCTCTACCTCTGTAATCAAAAGACCAAGGAATAAAGAATTTATCTTTACTCTTAAATCTTTGTACAGCTTCCATTGTCATTCTTGTTCTACATGACTTTTTAAACTCTTGTGCTTGTAGATTGTAAACATCAGCAGCTTGTCTATTATAATTATGACGAGCTTCTTTATTAGTTGCTATGTCTACAGGCTTAGGAGGTAAGTCATGATGAATAATAGGGAGAAACTTACCGACAGCTCGTTCCAATCTATCTAGTTCTTCCGCTACACCCACAGTAAAGGGGTTTAGACGGTAAGCAACCTTCTGAATTCGATTCAAGAACTCAATAGGTCTCTCTCCCTGTATACATGTGGGGTTACCGCGACGCACCATAGAATGTCCTCGCATCACCTCATTTAATATGTAACCGCCACATTTTTCATGTGTCCAGTCATTAGGTTCGATGAGCATTGGCCAAGCAAGTGGGCTGAATAACTCAGCATCACGCATTACTGCGTCCTTGATCTCAAGGAATTCTGGAGTTGGTACAACATAGTGGATACGTTTTCGTCCTTCTTGTTGCATGTCTTTTGTGAACCACCCGCTACTTTGCATGATGCAGTCAAGTAACCAGCCTCCAAGTTTAATGCGATTAGCTCTGCCCCATGCATCCCATTGTTTAACGTCATAGCGATTCATTAAAGTACGGATCACAACTATTTTTTGTTGTGTACCTATTGAACGATGCCAATAGTTTTCTTTTAATACATGTAACAAGCCTGGTGCATGTGTTTCGTAGTGACGCATCTGGCATTCTTGCTCAACAGCAAGACCAATAGCATCACACACATTTACTGTTTGATTGCTTTTGTCTTTATATGAAAAGACTTTATCAAACGTTAATTTAACAGCTAAAGCAGCAGCAGCCAAAGGTTCAACATCAGCAAGATACTGTTGTATCTCTTTGAATGCTTTACCTGCTTGACCTTTAGTCAGCCTAGTTGTAGTGTCTTCAATACGTGCAACCACAAGAGGCAACAAGGTATCGATAGAAGCAGCTCCGTATACAGTAGCAGACGCATACGATTTACTTTCTAAGTCGTAAGTGTTCTTATGTAGACGCTTGAGACCTTGTGAAATAGCATCACGCTCAAGTTGAATCTGTTCGTCAATCTCCGCTGGTGTAGGCAATAGGCTCCTCCGCTGCGTCCTTGCTGGGTGTGTATGTGAAATCGTAGCATTGAGCTAGCTCAGGGTAGTCCTCAACTAACTCTTCAAATTGGTCAATCGTAATCAGGCTCATTGGTGTTTTTTGGTGGGTTAAATTGTAGTGCATCTTCAGTACAGACAATAAACTCTGTGCCTTTTAACATCAGTTGTCGTACTTTTTTCTCTGCTGATTTGGGTTGTTGGTATGTATACTCTTTGATCTTACCGCTTGATTTTGTTTCTCTGATGATACAAAACACTGAGCTAGGTAGTTGCCAGCCATGTAGCTTCCAATCATTGAACTCTTCGTATGTTGGTGCATAAAGAAACTCATCAGGAACTTCCTTCCATTCTCTCCAGTTGTTTGGATAGTAAGGCTTTTTACCACTCATAATCATCCAAGATAATGTTCTTTACGTTACATGATCCACCGGACAATTCAGCAGCAGCCCACGCAGCGTGCTCTAAATTGGGTGCAAGTAAGAACCGCACCTGATCATCTAATGTTGTAGTGTAACGCCAAGTTTTAGGACGTTCTGATTTGTTTCTCATGGCAATCATAGGATATCGGTTGGTTTGATGTATTGAGCTTTGAGAGCTTCAGCACGCTCTTTAAGCTTCTTTAGTTGTCTCTGTACCCACAGCGTTTGAAAGCCTGCTGTAGGCGCTTGTGGACGTGTCTCAGGTGTCATGATGGGTAAACCTCATTGAGGTGTTTACGGTATTGTTCAAGAAGTATTTCCTTGTTCTTATGATTAATAAAATTGTGTTTAGTAACTGAATCAACAATTAATGTTGCATCTCTTGCATACAGTCTAATTTGGTTAACATCTTCCATTGTTCCGTGATATGTTCTTCTATTGTATGCTTTCTTGATATAGTAGTTTATACCACGAAGTTCTGAGTTTAACTTGCTTAGTGCTTGACGTAACAATACAACTTCATCATTCTCATTGTACAAATTACTTGCCTCCTTTGTAGTAACGTGATGTGATGCGATTGGAACGTTGATACACTGTTGCCGTGGCAAATAAGCCTAACATACCGACAACAGCTAGGATGATTGTGGTTTCAGTTGGCATTAGCGCGTCCTTGCTGGAGTGAA